AGCGAGGTAGATCAATATAAGAGTTGGAAAACCATCTCATGAAAGATTTGTGGTTGGCAGGCCAAGAATCGGCAGGAGCAGAAGAAAGAAGAGATTCAAAAGGGGAGATGTCAGGTTCTGGAATGGGATCAAAAAGAGAAGCCCAGTCATCAGCAGGTTCAGGAGAAACAGAATGCGTCCGCTGAGACGGTCCAGGAGCAGGAGGAGGTTCATGGTCAACATGAACAGGAGGGGGAGTGTGTACAGACGGTCGACGTCTGGGAGTACGAGTAGAAGAAGAACCACGACCAGGACGTGGAGTGATGGGAGGAGTGGTTGGTCGTGGGGGCGAGTTCGTCCCAGGATTTTGCCCAGAAATACCGGCTGAGCCCTAGATTTTGACGGGAGCAACACCATGCAAATGAAGATCAAAAGAGACAATGACCTTGATCTCGTTGGGAGCGAGAAGGATGAGCACGGGAGGTTCACCGACTAGAATCTTTGGTTTCAACTGTTGGGAAATATAGGGGATAAAAGGAACATCTGTAGTGGGGTGGTAAGAGTTAGTAGCTACGACAGGGCAGGAGCCGAAAGTGGTAATAGTATTGTTAGTCCAAGAATCAGGAACAAGAGAGGCATGGACGGTGCCAGAACACCAAATGTTAATGTTGGAAATGCCAACCATGACACGAGTTTCAGCATACTTCTTGATAAGCGCCTCTTCAAGGAACTTGATCTCCTTCACAGTGTCTTTTAGAACAGTCACAGTGGGAGAGAGTCTGATAACTTCTGTGTGGATAGCACCGAGAGGTCCAACTGGTTGTTGTCCGTCAGCCATGTTGAGATAGAGAGTCAAAAATAAATTAAACAATAGATAAAAAGTTAAATCAAGGCTTATAGGGATTAATGCATAAGAGTCGTCGAGAAGAATTGTTTTAGCAAACGAGCTGGGAGAAGCTTAAGTGGAATGTGAGAGTAGGCAGAAACATTGAGCGATTTAAGATGTGGGACAAGAGAAGAATGTTTAAAGCAGAAATCAACAACCCATTGCTGAGCTTCAAGAGCGAGTGGTGGAAGAAAATCATACAAAGCATCACCACAGTCATAAGCGAATTGAGCTTCCAAAAAGTAATTGTCCAAAACACGGTCCAAGTCACCACGAGCTTGTCGATAAACGATCTTTAAGGCGAGTAGAATGGGATGACGCACAACGCCGCAGGGATACATGAGCCAGCCACAGAACTCCGGGATGTCAGAATAAAAAGTTTTTCCAACCAGGGAAAAATGATGTTCAATTTTGCACCATGAAGGGTGATCTTTTAGAGGGCCGAAAAACAGAGAATCGTCACCAGAAAAAGCGCAGGCAGTGTTAA